GCGTTTGCCGTTCGGTGTTGGTAGGTTGGCTACCTTTCGGTCGTTAGACCGCTTGAGTCCTGCCATGGTGTTGCTCCTTTCGGTTCGGTTGGTTGCTTCCTATATATGCACAGCGAAGCTGTGCTATCTATGACTTTGCGTATGTGGTGAAGTCATCGGGGATTTGTACTACTGCCCCGCGATTGTTTAGCGCAGAGTAGATACAAGCCACTGCCAGATGGTCATTGCCACCGATGTGCCATCGATACGGAGTATCGAGGTCGATGTCTTCGTACTCTTTGTAATCGTAGATATCTGCCACGATGTCGGGAATACCATTGCCCACTTCGAATAGAAGTGTCCAGTGATATTGCACCTTGTCACCCTCGTACCTGTCCACGTTTCCAAACGCTAGGTTCAAGCCACGTCGGGTTGTTGTGATGTATCCCTTTAGGGATGTGCCATTGATATCTATCTCTGGCGAATTGATTGCCTTAAGTTTCACTTAGTCCTCCTCGTTGTTGAGCCATGGCTCAAGATGATGAGCCTCTACTATGGCGTAGGCTGGTGCTGTTGGATACCCTTTCCAAAAGATTCCTTTTGGAAGTTGGATACTCTTATGAGTATCGCCGTCATCGACTGCATAGATGGCTTCGATACATGGTTCCACCATGGTAAGTGGAACTGGCGGATAATGATTACCACGTAAGTGGTAACCGATTGATTGGCGAATGTCAATGACATTCTCCACTAGGTCATGTGCTAGATTGCTACCCATTTAATGCCTCCTCCTTGTAGTAGTTCTTTGCGATAGCAAACCATTCACTATCGCCCCATCCACCCATGATTTGGCGGATGAGTAGTGTGGCTGGGGCATCATTGCCCCATTCACGTTCGGCTAGACCAGCCACTTGGTTGACGTAGTCATCCCATTCTTGGCGTAATACATTGACGAACTCATGAATATCTACCGACTGCTTAGCAGTCGACATGAGGTCACGCCATGCATCTTCATCGTTGTCCATTACCAATAGGTAATCTTGTACGAATTGCTCACTTGCTGTATTCATTATCGTTCCTCTCGGATTGTTGTTGCCCAGTGCTTCTCATCTATTGCAGACCTACGGTCTGCTATCTTGATTGCGAGTACATCCCATAGCCCGCATCATGGCGCTCCATCTGAGGGCTACCAATAGCCAACCCGCAGATACAATAGATATCATCGTTTGTCAAGTACCTTTAGGTACTTGCTATTAATTGCCAACACGTAAGTGCTATTTATTGCCAACGCATATGCGTGTATCGCGGGGGTGTCATGCCGTATGTGTCGCATCATGTGTCATGTCATGTGTCATGATTCAATGAAAGACACGACACACCGCAATTACGCTCAGCCGTCGGGCTGAATTTGACAATGGGGGGCTGGTCGTGTATTCTGGTGTCATTCAATCGGCAACTCCGTCGGTCGAATCAACTGAAAGGTAAGACAATGAAGACAGCATGGACACACGATGATTTACTAGTAAATCTAGAGGCTGAAGTTGCTGAAGTTAAATGGGAATTGGGTATCGAATCTCTAAAAGAGATTCCAGATTTCATGGTGCTTCAGCCTCATGAAATTCATCATGCGAAGATTGGAGATATTCTCCAATTGGCAAACGGCAAGAATTGCATCATCTTCGACATAGTCGAAACACCAACGGCGTTGGAGATTTCAGCGGTAACCGAATCACTAAGAGTGATTGTGAAACGCTTCTAGGGATAGTCAGCCCATCTCTCCACTTCTAAAGAAGTGGGGGGGTGGGTTCTTCCCTTTTCAGCTGAAATTTTCGTGGGGCAGGGGGCAACCCTTGCCCCTTTTTTTGTGCTCACAGCCTATGCTACCCCAGGGATGTTTAACCACACCCCCCACCTACCCCCCACTATCATCAAAAATATTTTCACCAGAAAACCAGCGCTGACCAGGACTTTTACCAAGTTAATAAAAAAACTTTTAGAAAGCCCTTGAGAAACGCCCATGCTCTAGCCCCCTATATAAGTGTAACGGCGGAGTTCCACGAAGCCGTAAAACGCGGGCTGAACGCCCGCTTTAAGTTTGGTTATGCTTATGTGGGGATACCTCTGTCAACCCCCTTGTAGACCCCTACAACCTCTGGAGTGACATTGGAAAGAAATCTAAATCCCGAAGAAGCTCGGAAAGAATTAATCAGCTTGGTACGCCAAGGGCGCACCATCGCTGATGCCCTAAAGGTTGTTGGTAGAAGCCGAAGCTGGTATGACACTCAACGACGTGAAGCCCCTGGCTTTTCGGCGCTAATTGACAACGTTCGGTTTAGAACCCAAGACCTCGCACAAGATGCTCGGTCTAACCTATCTGACTTTGCTGAGTTCTCTGAGAAATACCTGGGAGCCAAAGTTTGGGACCATATGCTAAATGTGGTCGATATGTTGGAAGGTAAAGAGCCCCGCTGGATTGACCCAGCGATGACATACGAAAAAGGGTCGGCGGGTCTGTCCCGCCTCTTGGTAAATGTTCCACCAAACCACGCCAAGACGATGACCATCACAATTAACTACGTGACCTACCGTATCGTTAAAAATCCGAATATCTCGGTTATCGTTATTTCTAAAACCCAAGAGCAAGCCAAGAAGTTTCTCTACGCTATCAAGCAAAGACTGACACATCCTCGGTATGCTGACATGCAGGTTGCTTTTGGACCAGCAGACGGTTACAAAGCTACAGCTGACCAGTGGTCGGCAAATAAGATTTATCTCGGTGGAGACATCCGCGACAACGATGCTAAAGACCCTACGGTCGAAGCTATCGGTATGGGCGGTCAGGTCTACGGCGCACGTGCTGACCTAATCGTCCTTGATGACGTGGTCACTCTCTCTAATGCGGGAGAGTGGGCAAAGCAACAGGAATGGATTCGCCAAGAAGTTGCTTCTCGTCTTCCACCAGGTGGCGGACAGCTACTCGTTGTTGGTACACGAGTATCTGCCGTTGACCTCTACAAAGAACTGCGTAACCCGCAGCATTACACCGATGGCATATTGCCATGGTCATACTTGTCCATGCCTGCCGTACTTCAGTACGCAGACGACCCAAAGGATTGGAAAACTCTTTGGGGTAAGTCAGAACAACCTCTCACTGATGACGATGTCCCAGACGAGAATGGTTATTTTGACCGATGGACTGGACCGCGTTTAACGGCGGTCCGCAATGAGGCTGGTCCATCAAAGTGGTCTTTGGTTTACCAGAACCTCGATATCGCGGAGAATGCAATCTTCGACCCGCTGTGCGTTAGAGGCGCAGTAAACGGAATGAGAAAAGCGGGTGCTTTGGTTGCAGGCGCAGCAGGACATCCTGAAAATAGTTCAAACTTTTATCGGGTTATAGGTATCGACCCAGCAATGACTGGTGATACTGCAGCTGTCGCTTATGCGGTTGACCGCAGGACACACAAGCGCTATGTCATGGACGTTCACGTCATGAGCAGCCCCACACCTGCAGCAATCCGTTCGTTGATTAGAGAATGGACAGATGCTTACAAGCCACATACTGTCATAGTTGAGTCAAACGCTTTTCAGCTTTTCTTGACTCAAGATGAGGAAATCAGAAACTTCCTCTCCACTCGTGGAATTAATTACCGACCACATTACACTGGTAATAATAAGCAAGACCCAGAGTTCGGCGTAGCCTCTCTGGCTCCGTTATTTGGAACCGTCATTAAGCGAGACGGCAACAATAACAACTTGAAACATGCAGGCGATAACATGATTGAACTGCCTGACTCTTCAAGAAATGAACATATTAAAAAGCTAGTAGAACAACTTGTAACCTGGCAACCAGGAGTACAGGGCAAGCGATTAAAGATGGATGCTGTGATGGCACTCTGGTTCTGTGAAATCGTAGCTCGTGACGTTCTACTTACTTCAGCAAATGTACCGAACTTCCTCAAGAATGAATTCACACCTCAATCTGATATCGAGTCAAGGTACATCGTCAACTTAGATGACTTAGCTGCAGCGCAGCGAATAGCGAGATTGTGAATCGATGAAAGAACTTGTACAAGCATTCGAGCAATTAAAAACTCGAAACTCCGAGCGCGATAAGCGCATGCGCGAGGTTGCCTTGGTTCGTGCTGGTCAAGCAGACCAGGTATTCAAAGGCTTGTTCCCAGAGGGAACATGGTCACGACCAATCATTGCTAACCTCATTGACGTTGTAGCTCGTGATGTATCTGAGCAAGCTGGTGTTCTACCTACCATTACTGCTGCTGGCGATTCATCATTAGATGATAACCAGCGTACCAAGGCTGACAAGAGAACAAAGATTGCTAACTATTACGTAGCATCCTCACGTCTAGGTACGGAACTACTGCGTGGCGCAGACCAGTTGGGTACATACGGATTCTGTGTATTCCGTATTGAACCTAACTTCAAAGAAAAAAGACCGCATATCCATGTAGAAAACTCTATGGGTGCGTACTATGACGTTGATAGATTTGGTGAAGTCCAAGTTTATGCACGTTCTTATTATCGTAAAGCTGGAGATTTAGCAGCACATTTCCCAGAACACGCAGATGCTATCTTGCAAACAGGTGCATTTTCACGTGGCGATACCAATGACCTTCTTGAAGTAGTCCGATGGACTGACAAGAAGCAGACAGTTATGTTTATTCCATCACGTGGGGGAACCGTCCTTGCACAGACACCAAACAAAATCGGTCGTGTACCAGTTGCGATTGCTCAACGCCCTTCGCTCGACGGCGAAGTTCGCGGGTCATTCGACGATGTTCTGCCAGTGTATGCAGCAAAAGCACGTCTTGCGTTGCTTACTATGGAGGCTGTTCAAAAATCTGTTGAAGCTCCTCTGGCTCTTCCCACCGATGTTACTCAACTATCTGTTGGTCCTGATAGTGTCATCCGTTCGAACAGTCCTGAGAAGATTCGTCGTATTAATCTTGACGTTCCTCAGTTTGCTTTCGCGGAGAACAATGTTTTAGCAGATGAAATGAAGCTAGGCACTCGCTTTCCTCAAGCTCGTGCTGGGCAAGCCGAAGGTTCTATCGTTACAGGTCAAGGTGTTAAGGCACTTATGGCAGGTTTCGACTCACAGATTAAGGTTATTCAGTCTGTACTTGGAGAAGCCATTGGTCAGGCTCTCTCAATTGCTTTCGCAATCGACCAAGCATATTTTAATGATGTCACTCGTGAGGTATCTGCCACAGCAAACGGCGTACCTTACAAGTTAAAGTACAAGCCAGCAGTTGATATTAACGGTAACTACGGAGTTACAGTTGAATATGGACTAATGGCAGGGCTAGACCCTAACCGAGCCCTCGTCTGGGGACTACAGGCTCGTGGTGACAAGCTTATTTCACGTGGCATGCTACGTAGAAACCTACCGATTTCGCTCAATGCTGGAGAAGAAGAGCGAGCAATCGACATTGAAGAGATGCGTGACTCATTAAAAGGTTCAATCGCATCACTTGCCCAAGCAATTCCTCAAATGGTAATGCAAGGTCAAGACCCAATGCAGATTGTTGAAAAAATGGCTGCAGTTATTGATGAACGTAAGAAAGGCACACCGCTAGAAGATGCGGTTGCTAAAGCGTTCAAGCCAGAACCAGCACCAAAGCAACCTGAAATGCAACCAGGAATGCCAGGAGAACCAGCGCCAGAAGAAATGGGCGCAGAGATGGGTGGCGAATTGCCACAAGCTCCACAAGGTAGACCAGCAATGCAAGAACTTCTTGCAGGTCTTACAGGTTCAGGCAATCCAGTTCTATCAGGTCGCGTAACTCGTCAAATACCAGCATAACTAAGGAGAAACAAATGTTCGGAAAGCAAGGAAAGCCAGCTAAGGCTCCAGTAGGTTCACCAATCATGGGTAAGAAGCCTGCAGGCAAGGGTGTCGGAATGGGTCAGGTTCAACAGGGAACCACACCAAAGGGCATCAAGGGTAACAAGAACAAGCTTAAGTAATACTTAACGTCTTTAAGTAAAGGATAAACATGGCAGCCAAAAAAGGCAAGACCAATCGAAAGTATCGGCAGGCAAAGCAGGCTGCCAAACCTGCTGCTAAGGCAGCATTCTCTGGCAAGAAGCAAGCTTCTCGTAAAGACCCAAAGATTAAAATCAGTGCTGAAGATAAGATGGCACTAAAGGATATGAAGGATACTGCTAAAGCAGACCTTGGCAAGAATGCTTACCTCAGCAGAGCTGAATATGAAGCAAATCAGGCTAAGGCACGTGAAGCATTCCGCGAACGTATGCGTACCGAATTCGGTGAGTACGGCGGAAAGAAAGCTTCAGCAGCCGAAGCAGCAATGAAGGACACTAAAGCAGGCGGTAAGAAAACAAAGCCAAAGGCGAAAGCACCTGCTGCTAAACCATCTACTATTTCCACTAAAGGTCCATCTCTTGTGGAAAACGGTAAGGTTGTTTCTGAGCTTCGTGCTAAAGAAATTATGTCAGGGTCAGGAGAAAAACCATCTGTAAAGAAGAAGGCAGTAACAAAGAAGAAGGCTGCTGTAAAGAAAGCAGCATCATCGAAGCCATCTGCTCCTGCGACTTCGAAGTCTGCCACTGTGGCAGAGCCAGCAACCAAGCCAGCTACTAAGAAACCATCAGTTAAGAAGAAGGCTGCAAGCAAGCCTTCAACCAAAAAAGCAGCTTCTGTTGCACGTCCAACTGATGCATCTCTTACCAAGATGGAAGATGATTATCTAAAGAAGACACAAGAAAAGCTAATCAAAGAAGGAAAGCTTTCTGGGTCTAAGGAATTAGTTCTTCGTCCAAAGGGTGAAGTTGTTAGCACACGTACAGGTACAGTTGCAACAACTACATCACCAGTAAGACCAATTCCTGGCAGCGATACCGTTGTCAAGAAGGGTGGCAAGCTTAAGAAGCTTGGAAAGTTTGGTTTATATTCTGGAATACTTGCTGCAGGTTTTGGCGCAAAGGACATGGTTGAAGGGTCTAAGCGTAAAGCTCAGGCTGAAGCAGATTTGTTCTACGCTCAAAAGGGACGTAACCGCAATGTTGGAGAGCGCGTAGCAGATGTAGCTACAAAGTCATTGCCAACTTCTGCAAAGCAACTTGCTAAGTATTTTTCAATGGGTCTTGTCGGCGAAGATGTTTCAACTGCTGCAACAAAAGCAGAAAAGAAACTTGCTCAATACAAGCAAAAGAAAACCGCTGCAGCCAATAAGGGATTACGTTATGGTCCTAATGGCGAAAGCCTTGTTCCAGGAACAGATGCTTACAAGAAGGGTTCCAAGACTCGTCCAGTAATTAAAGACGGCAAAGTCGTGGGCGGAACTTCTGGTGCAAAAGGTGGAGCAACTGGCGGAACATCTGGCGGAACATCTGGCGGTGCATCTGGCAGTAAGTCAGGTGGTGCAACTCCAGGTGCTGGTGGTTCAACAATCACAGCAAAACCAGGCAGCACATACATAGTTAAATCAGGTGACACACTTAGCGCAATTGCTAAAGCATCTGGCGTATCTCTTTCAGAGATTCGTAAAGCAAATAAGAAGTTTGCGACCAATCCTAAGTACAAGCAAGGCAACATGATTTGGTCAGGAACTAAGGTAAACATTCCAAAGAAGTAGGGTAAACAATGTCAATGATGCAGCCTTCGGGTCCAGGTAAGTTCTCAAAGAGAACTGACCGTCAGGCTCCAAAGCAACTTCCAAATGCTGCTTATGGTGAGCAAAAGCAATTCCAGGCAGAACAAGCAGGCGCACCAATGGCTAAAGCACCTAACCCAATGGCAGATGTTGTTCCATTAACTGCGCCAACACGTAGACCAGATGAACCTGTTACAGCAGGTGTTGATGCTGGTCCAGGTCCAGGTAGTGAAATCTTGGGTCTTAAAACACCAACAGATGTTACGTTAGAAGACCTTAGCAAGTTATCTCGCTACATGCCATTAATGATGGAGTATGCAGATTCACCACAATCAAGTGGAACAATGAAAGCGTTTGTAAAGTATCTGAGGAGCCAGACAGGATGAAGATTCTCAAGAAGTTCGAAGAGAACCTTGAGTACCTTGGATTTGATTTAGCTCCTGTCGCTTGGGATATAGCAAAGATGAAGTTTGATTCTGACGATGACCGCTTAGCTTTGCTAGAGGAATTAACAACAACGAAGGAGGCTGAGCCAGTTGTCAATGACGGAATGGTGGAATGACCCACGTTATACTGACCAGCCTACTTCGACTCCTCCATCAAAAGTAGATGGGTTTAAGAAGAATCAATTCGACAATACCAAGGTCGGAAAGATTGAGGAAGCAGTTGTTCCTAAAGTTATGGGAGCAATTGAATCTGCACAAAAAAGTAAGTTTGGATTTATAGTCAATCCAGCAATGCGTGTTCTTGAATACTTTGGTGAAAATGTTGTACAGCCAATTACTCAAGGCGTATCTACTGGTCTGCTTACAGCAGAAGCTGCTCGCCAAAAGAAGGGCAGCAACATTGTAGAAAACTTTAGGTTTGCAAAAAAGCAGGCTAAAAAAGTTTCTATGGGACAGGCGTTGGCTACAACTGCAACACGTGCCATCGCACCTGTAGTTGGTTCATTTACTAACCCTGCATTTCTTGAAGAAGATTTCAATGTATTTGATGATAAGCAACGCGACAAAGCATTCCGTGATGAATGGTTTGGTGTGTTCGCATCTGGTGGCACTGACCTAGCGCTTGCAATGCTTGGTACTAAAGGTGCTGGCACTGTTGTTCGTGCAGGTGCGAAAAAGGTAGTTGGACCAAAAAAGATTGTAACTGGTCAAGACATGAACCAGTTCCGCAATAACCTTAACAACATTGTTAATGAGGTAGAGGCTGGCGTAGTTGCGGAAGCACGTACACGTACAGGTCTTAGCGTTCTTGTAGATGATGCAGTAGAGACACGCGACGTGTCCAAGCTTGCTGCAAACCCGCTTATTAGCGAAACATCTAACCCATACCGTACAGCAACAATCGTTTCACGATTAGATAACCACCGCGATGTAGCAGATTATCTGCTAGCAGAACGCGGTGATGCTGCTGCATTCAATCGATTCTTTGCTAAGAATCCACTTGATGCAGACCACATTGATGACTATGGGTTTGACAAGACAACACCTATTACAGATTTTGCTGACATTGGCAAAGACATGCTGTCACCAAAATTGGAAACTCGCTTTCAGCGAGTCATAGATGCAAAGAAAGCATCAGACCCACAATTTGCTAGAGCTCTTGAAGAGTTCGCAAGTAACGTGCCACGTGGCGTTGGCGTTGAATCATGGCAGCCAGGACGATTTGCTGCGCTTGAATCAGTTGGTCTAGCCAAAAAGAAGCTTGCTATCCAAGCACAGTTTGGTGACTTAAAGTTATTTGGTGATGATGGTTCCAGCAATTGGAAAACCGAAGTTTATCAAAGCAAGCCTTACGACCGTGTAATCCGTACAATTGCATGGGTTGGCTCAGGTCGCCCACAAGGTCATATTAATATTTCTAACCCACGTAAGTTCGAAGCATCAAGCGATTTGTTATCAGACCTCAACCGTCTTCAATTCCTTAGCGGAGCCGAAGGCGCTAAGTTTAAGCGACGTATGGTTGAGCAGTTCCTTAACGCACAAGATGACACACAACGTGCTATTGCACTTGGTCGCATCGAAGAACAGGTAATGGTTCGTCTTGCTAAGGCGTACGGCATTGTAGATATGCAGGACATTCGTTCTGCATCTGATGCTGTAAAAGAAATTACTCGCTGGCGTTCAAAGACTGCAGAGAATCGTGCGACCATCAAGCAGTACGCTGCTAAGAATGGTTGGGTTCCTGGCGAAGATGGTTCAATCAACGTACAGAACTTTATCTCTGTAGCCAACGAAGCACAGACAATTCCTATGCTGGACTTCCGCAAGCTTGAGGTCGAAGTAATCTTCAACGCTCGCCGTATGGGTGGCAAAGCAACTAAAGTTACTGATGCTCAGTATTACGGAGCACGTGTATCTAAAGCGTTTATGAATACAGGTCAATTGCTTGACCTTGCCAATATGGTGTTTAGCAATTTGAACTTGATTCGCCTTGCTTACATTCCTAAGAACTCTATCGTAGACCCTATGGCTCGTGCCAGCATGGCACTTGAGTCAATGGAATTGATTCGCAACGGCGCACCAGCGTTGGACAATATTGTTTACAATTCAAGTCTTAGCAGAGAATCATTAAAAAGATTTATTCCAGGTACTCCAGCAGCACAGGCTCGCAAGCGAGCTAAAGATGCTAGGTTCCAAGTTGAACGCTACCAAGCCGAGATTGAACCAAAAATTGCTGCATGGGAAAAAGCACAAGATACAGAAGCTGTTGCACGTAAAGCGCTTACAGCTGCTGCAAAGCAGCGTGAATCTGCACTTAAGGTAGCAGCACGTAAGCAGGGTGACCCAGATGCACAAGCTGCAGTACATGCAGCAGATGATGCATTATTCGAGGCGCGTACCGCTTTGGCTAACGCAGAAGCAGAACTTGGTCGCGCAGCAGATTTGCTTAACGGATATGCCAAACTTATTCAAAAGCAGCGCAGAGATTGGGTTGACTTTGAAACAACAAAGCAAACTCGCAAAGCTGGCAAGAAGAGTCTTGGAAAAGATAAAGAAGTTATCGTAAGTGCGAGTGGTAGAAAATACACAATTGATGGTCTTGCAGACCCTAACGTGCGTGGTGTTAACGCATACATGGCAGAGGTTGACTCAGCACAAAACTTCTATTCAACTGCTATGCAGTCAGAAATTTCTCGCAGGCTTCAGGCAGACGGAACACGTTTTGTAAAGATTGACCGTAGAGACAGAGCAGAGTACATGAATGCTTTGGCTCATATTGCTAACCGACAGATTCGCAACGAAATCAATATGCCTATCGGCATGATGATGCGTGGAGATTCACCAGCAGATATTCTCAAGTGGCTTTATTCGCCAGCTGGCAAGGAATACCGTCTACGTATGCAGTCACGATTTGGTAAGGAAATGACCAAAGATGACTTTGCTGCATGGATTACACAGACAAGCGACAAGCTTGTCAAGATGTATCCAGACCCAGACCTACGCAAAATTATCTTGCAGCGCAACGTAAGCGTTGACGAAGTAGATGCAATGCTCTACGGACGTACCGACCTTCTTGAGTCAATTGATGGACCAAACATCAAGCTCAATGACCTTAACGTTGCAGAACGTGGACTTGTTAAGCTAGGCGGTGCAACCGACTACGCATGGCGCATACTTTCCAAGTCTGAAAACAAACTTGCACGTAACCCACTGTTCTTGTCTTACACAAGAGCAGAGATGAAAGACCTTGTTAACGCAGCAGAACGTGCTGGTATCGATGTTAAAGATGCAGTAGTTAATAATGAGATTCGTCAGATTGCTTATCGCAAGGCACTTGCTCGCGTAGAAGAAACTCTTTACTCTTCACGTCGCTTGACCAACGGTATGTACGTGGCACGTTATGCCATGTCATTCCCGCTAGCATTCTTTAACAGCCAACTTGTTGCTCTTCGCCTAATGGCTCGTAACCCAATGAATGCCTACTGGTACAACAGTATCCAGCAAGCATTCGACAACTACGAAGCTTATGAAGATAAAGAGGGTAATACCTACAGCAAGATATCTGACGTGCCTCGTGGCACACCAGTAACTGTTAAGTATCCACTTCCGCTTGGCTGGGGCAATAAGGCACTTAAGCCGTTTATGGACCCACGTGGTGGTGGCATTAGGTTTAATCCTAAGCAACTAGAGTTTATGGTTGCCGACCCATCAGTATCTTTCTTTGGTGGCATCGCGGTATCTGAGCTTATCAAGAATGGATTCATGGAGAACACTCCATGGGGTGTACATGGTGAAACCATTTCGCAAGCACTACGCGACTTCCTTGGCGATGACGTTTACGAAAGCAGTGTTCTCTATGGAGGATACCCAATTGAGGGGTCTAACCTATTAGAGACTACCAAGAACGCAATGCTTTCTGGGTATCAGCAATCTCTTTACGATGCAGTCTATGCGTTGTTTGATGGCGGAAAGATTCGTGCTGGAGCCAGCGACAGATATGTAGATGATGTAATGACTCACTACAAAGTAGCTTATGCTGAATGGGATAGAAACGGTCGTGTAGGTAACCCACCTAACATGAAGTCAGCTGCAAAGTCTGCTGCTAACATGGCGTTTATCAGAGCAATCGTGCAGTTCTCTGCACCAATTTCAGCAAGCTTTGACCCAGTTACTCGTGCTGCTACAGCCTACTATGCCGACCTCGTAGAGTTGGCAAGCGGAGATTACAAGATAGCGCAAGACGTAATGATTGACGAGTGGGGTATCGACTCACTTGCACTTATTGGCTCTAACAAAAAGAATGTTGCTGGCGTAGCCACAACATTAAATGACCTTAAGATGATTCGCAAGAATCCACAATTGCTAGAAACAATTGGTCGATTCAATACAAAGTATGCTGGATTGTTGTCTTCTGGATACGGCGATTTAGCTGGTTCAGGTAGCGGTGTAGATGATTACTCAACAGAAGTGGCAGCCATCTATAAGAAGCTTAACTTCCCTGGTGAGTTCAATAATCCAATCACACAGCAGAAGACATCTTCAGAACTTAAGCGTAGCGTAGAAGCCCGACGTGGTTGGGGTGAATACCAAAAGGCTGTTGATTGGCGAGATGCCAAGATGGCTGAATACGGCATTGGCTCTACATACGAAACACGGTATGCAACTAGCGGTATCAAACGAGTATTCGACGACATGGTTCAAGATGTCGAAGATGAATTCAAGGGCTGGGTTGATGAACGTGACGAGGGTCGTAAAGACTACTGGGAAGGTTTAATCCCAACAATCGATAACATCCTAAACGATACCAAGTGGAGAGCGCATGCGCTCAGCCAAGGAAGCGTTAAGTGGGAAGAGATTGCTTATTGGACTGCGCGAGCAAAGCAGTTTAAGAAAGCCTATAGCAGACCAAATGAAACAGATAAAGGAAAGCTGATTCTAAAGCAGCAATTCAATCAGTTCCATTACAACTTCTTGCAGACAGCCTCCGAGGAATTTGCAGTATTTTCCACACGATGGTTACAGAATATGCCAGAACTAGAAACAGAATTCGTGGTGAATAAATAATGGAAGCTCCAGTACGTAGTGATTATCCCGCAGGTTCTGCGGGACAAAAGCAATACAACGCAGCGGTAGTTAAATACAAGAAGTACATTAAAGACCTGCAAGATAATGCAAATAATACGGAACTTAACTATGCTCCTATCATTCTCCCTGGTATTCCAACCGATTCTGGTATTAGTGACGTACAAGCCAAGGCTTGGTTTAAGTACACCGCAGCAAAGGCTCCTAAAGGAAGCGCTGTCCGTCGGTATTACGATGACTTTGTTGCTACAGCAACTCGCATGGGTGTAGCTAAAGATAAGATTCAAGATGTTTGGGATGAGGCTGTTAACTGGACTCAGGCTATTGGTTCTGGCTCCAAGGGCGACCCAATGATGTACCTTAATTCACTTAACCCAACTGACTTTGTTGACAAGACAGCGGTTAAGAAGTATGGAACAAGCAAGCAGAAGCAAACGACAATAACTGAGTACAGCCCTTCAAGCGCTGCTGCTGATGCCAATAAGGCAATGGAGACGGAACTTGGTCGTACTGCTACATCTGCAGAAACTGCAGCATATCTTAAAGCGGTTAATGAAAAGGCTAAGAAAGAGCCTTCTGTATATACAGGAACTACTACAACATCGCCAGGAAAAGGTGGAGTAGACCAGACTGTAACTACAGCAACAAATAAAACTGGGTTTGACCCAACTATATTTGCACAGAACTTTGCTCGCAGCATGCCTGACTACGCAGAATCTTTTGCTGCAAAGAATGTGTTAAAGATTATTGAAGGTCTAATTGGTTCAGACCGTACAGCAATCGGCAAGGTGGTTGAATAATGGCTAATAAGACAGTTACCGTAAAGAAGGGCGATACGCTTAGCGCTATCGCTAAAGCTAACAAGACAACCGTTGCTGCTATCGCTAAGGCTAACCCAAGCATTAAGAATGTTAATGTAATCAAGGTCGGTCAAAAGGTTGTAATTCCTGGCGCTACATCAGCAACAACCACAAACCCAACAACGTCTGCTGCAACAACTACACCAACAACAACAACTGCTTCAACAAACCCAGCTACCTTGAGCACAACAGCAGTACAAACAAAAGACAAGTTCTCAATGGCAGAACTTGAATCTAAGTACAAGATTGCTGCTGGTGTATTAAAGTCTAACCCATCATTACAGCAAGCGTTAGCAAAGATTCTTGGCGACCCAGTAACTGGCGAAGGAATGGTCACAGACCCATATCTTCAAGAGCAGATTATTAAAGAAAGCGACTGGTTTAGAACACAGACTGACAAGCAACGTCAGTTTGATTACGCTAAGCAAACGAACCCTGGTCAGTTCCAGGCAGACCTACAGTCAAATGCTAGCGAAATTGTACGCAAGTTCTCATCTAATGGATTAAAGATTACTGCACAAGAAGCCATCGGCTATGCCGAACAGATGATGAAAGAATCTGTTATTCAAAACGGCAAGGTTATTAGTTACGACAAGAACTATCTTAACCAGGTTATGGCTAATGCAATTGACTTTACCCAGACTGGCAAGGTTGGCACTAGCGACAAAGTTGTGTATACAAAGCTAAGTGGCAATATAGAAACTCTTGCAAAGAGTTTATATAAGCAAGCATGGGATTATGGGTACGACAGAACTATGTCTAACACTGGGTTTACCAAGTGGTTTGAAACCAGTATGAAGGGTTTAGTTGCTGGCACATTAAACGCGGAGCAGGTTGATGACCAACTTCAAGCACGAGCAAAGTCATTTGCTCCTGGTTTGTCAAACCTTATAGACCAAGGTCAGACTCTGCGTGAAGCAGCAGACCCATGGCTACAGGCTATAGCTGATGTTTGGGAAACAGATGTTAATTCTATTGACCTTAACGATGACTATGTACAAAGAGCATTGAATGTGACAGATGAAAAGGGCAATGTTCAGCCTATTAATCTATACGATGCTAAGAAATTAGCTCGTCGTAGTGCAAAGTGGGATACCACTCAAAACGCAAAAGAAGAAAAGACAAGAATTGCAAACCGCATTCTTCAAGACTTTGGATTCCTGGGGTAACACATGGCTGCATATGATGACTGGATGGACTCAGTTCCTCTAAGACAAGCTGTAAGTCAATACACTGTTGACGAACAAACAAAGGCTGCTGCCATGCGTGAAGCTGCTGCTACTACAACACCAGCAACCCAGGCTAAGCCAGCAGTAACATATAGAGTAAAGTCTGGTGATACTGTAAGTGAAATTGCTGCAGCTAATGGCATGACCACTAAGGAACTTCTTGCTATCAACCCACAGTTGACAAGCAATCCTAAGTACAACGGTGGAAGCACAATCTTTTCTAATACAAAGATTATTCTTGAGCCAGCTGTTAAAGCATCGACTGCTTCAAGAACAGATTCTGCAGCAACTGGTCCAACAACTACAACACCAACCACAACAACTCCGACTACTACGACTCCTACAACAACAGAGCCGACGACAACAGAGCCAACAACTACTACACCAACAACCACAAGACAGGTGGCGTAGTCGAGACAGTTCAAGTTATGTCTGATGGAACAGATGGCTCGGTCGTAGATACTTACAAAGACTTTGGCGCTAAAGATTCCGTTATGAAGATGTTTGAAAATACTGGTCTTGGTGCTGACTTTATTAAGACACTTACCGATTCTATTGACAAGGTATATGAAGAAAACATCATGCCAACTGATGAGCAGATTCTTAACAGCATCTACTCAAGTGATGCATATAAGACTCGGTTTGCTGCTAACGAAACAATCAAGAAGCGTATGGCAGAAGGCAAAGGTATGCCTGGCGACCGCTTGCTCTCACCACGAGAATACATTGCAGCAGAAGCTGGATACAGAGAGATATTGCAGAACGCAAACCTTCCTGCTGGATTCTATGATACACAAGATGATTTCACCAGACTTATTGAAAATTCAATTAGCACAGCTGAACTAACAGAGCGCGTAAATATTGCACAAAATGCACTTAACAATGCAGATGCCAATATCGTTAATGCTCTTAAGACTTATTACGGTATGAGCACTGGCGACCTTACCAGCAGGCAAAGGCTCTATGGCAGAGCAAGCATTCCAAGGAGCAGCACGTCAGCAATCAGACTACAGCAGATTGCTTGGTCTTTATGGCGAGACTGCTGGTCAAGAAGATTTGGCTCGTGAAAATCTTGGTCTTGCAGGTGGCGCAGAGGTTGGCATTAAAACAAAGAAGCTCGCTTCTAAAGAGCGAGCAAAGTTTGCTACCCGCAGTGCTATTGACAAGACATCACTCGGTCGCGCTACAGCAGCCGACGTTTAATTAGGTTCCGCTTCAGACCGTCCAGCCCTGAAGTGTGTATAAGCCTGGAAGTCATCACGTCTACGAATTACTACCCCTGGTAAGGAGTACGTGTGGTGCAAACCCGATGAGGGTCAACCAACTAAAAGGGAGAAAAAACAATGGCAGATAACTACGAATACGATATCGAAGACGACGAAGACGACTTCAATGACACTGGTCTAGTGAAGAAACTTCGTAAGCAAATCGACGGACTTCAGAAACAATTGAAGGAAAGAGATACGCTTATTGAGGAATTCACAACCTACAGTCATGAAGCATCAGTCGGAGAAATCCTAGAGTCATTCGGACTAAATGCAAGAATCGCTCAGTTCATTCCATCAGATGTCGAAGCCGACCCTGATGCAGTAGCTGAATGGCTAAATGAATACGGTGATGCCTTTGGTATTGAAGCCGTTGAAGAGGGAGGGGAAGCCTCCCCAGATGCTCAAGCATATGAGCAAATGTCGGACTTTGAAGATGGAGAATACAACCCATATGTCGGTCAGGACTTGCAATCTCGTATTGCAAATGCCTCATCGCCAGAAGAGTTGAAGTCCTTACTCAGAGGCTGATAGTCCACACTCAACCCTAATAGAAGGAAATCATGCCTACTACACCAGCAACGTCAACTACGACATCAACGATGTCGAACTTGATTCAGACCTCGTATGACAAGTTCATCGAGTTCAACCTTCGCTCTGAGCCAATGTTCCGCAAGTTCGCGGACAAGCGCCCAGTCGATGTTACAAACCCAGGTAACACTGTGGTATTCCAGGTCTACAAGGACCTCTCACGTCAGACAACAGCTCTGACACAGACACAAGACCCAGATGCAGTAACACTTAACAACACCGACAAGGTGAACGTTACTGTTGATGAATACGGTAACGCAGTTATCACAACAGAGCGTTTGGCTCTTGAGTCACTTTCAGCTGTAGACCCAGCAGTTGCAGACATGCTCGCATTCAACATGCGTGATTCATTGGATGCACTTGTATGGGCTAAGCTAACAGGACTAGCAACAGGTCGCTTCACAGGAACAACATCTGCTGATGAGTCAACACTCAACGGTGAGAACGTTTCTTCAAGCACAACAGCACCATACATTTCTTCAGCACTTGCTCGCAAGGCTGTTGCAAAGCTTCGTGGTGCATCAGTTCAGCCACGCGATGGTGGCTTCTATACAGCGCTTATCCACCCAGATGTATCTTTCGACCTTCGTTCAGAAGCAGCATCTGCAGGTAACGTTTCATGGCAGCTCCCACACACATACACAGAGGCTGGCGTAGCTAACCTCTGGAATGGTGAAATCGGTATCTTCGACCAGGTTCGTTATATCGAAACACCACGTGCTGAGTCAATCTCAGGTTCAGGAACTTCAAAGGTTTACGCAACAGTAATCCTTGGAAAGCAGGCTCTTGTTGAGGCTGTTTCATATGAGCCAAAGACTGTTATCGGTCCAGTTACAGATAAGTTGATGCGCTTCCGCCCAGCGGGTTGGAAGGGTCTTCTCGGATGGAACGTCTACCGCAAGGAAGCACGTTACGTCATCCAGACCAAGTCAAGCATCGCATCTGCGTAACTTTGACGGAAGGGGGAGGGCAACCTCCCCCTTCTACTTAAGGAAGATATGCCAAAGAAAAAACCAGAACCAGACGTAAGTTTCTTGACACCTCTTAAGCACCATGCTGTACAAGCACATGAGTTGTATACAGAGTACAAGAATGCAGGATTTACGGAAGGTGAAGCGTGGGAATTATTAATGCGACAGCTTCCAGAACTTGAATTAGAAACTATAGAATTTTTAGATGAGGAGTAAGTAAAATGGCAGCAAAGAAGCCAACAGGCGAATTTCCAAAGAGAAACTCTAGCTTGGCAAAGTTTATTAAAAGTAGCGATAGTGGTAAAAGTTTTACTCAAGCAGAAGCACGTACAGCTGCTGGAAAATATCGTGATATGGAAAAAGCAGCAGGTCCAAAAGGATTTAGCGGAATGGGTGCGTTGGACAGGTCAGGCGTTGCTTTAGGCAAAGCAGAAGCTGCAGTCAAAGCAATGAGAAAGCCAGCAGCTAAGAAAGCAACTTTGCCAGCAGCACGAGGCGCTAAGCCACTTCTACCAGTTAAGCCAGCTCGTCCAGCACGTCCAGCTGCAACAACTCGCCAAGTTGGCAAGGCAAAGCCACTAATGCCAAAGAAGAAGGCTCGCTAAATGCCAGCAAAAATGTGCAAGAAGTGTGGCAAAGCCAAGTCAAAGTGTAAGTGCTAATGCCAAAGAAGAAGCAAGTTTGGGATAAGCCAAACCCAAAGAAAGTTTCTAAACCACTTACATCAGCGCAGAAAGCATCAGCCAAGGCTGCAGCTAAAGCAGCAGGACGTAAGTATCCGAACCTCGTTGACAACATGAGAGCAGCAAAGAAGAAGTAAATGGACCCAAGACTAAAGCGAGCAGGTGTATCTGGTTTCAATAAGCCAAAGGCTACACCTAGCCATCCAAAAAAGTCGCACGTTGTCGTAGCCAAATCTGGCTCACAAGTAAAGACTATTCGCTTTGGTCAGCAAGGTGTGTCTGGTTCACCAGAGAAATCTGGTGAAACCAGAGCATACAAACAACGTCGCCAAAGTTTTAAGGCACGTCATGCAAAGAACATTAACAAGGGTGTCATGTCGGCAGCCTATTGGGCAGACAAGGTGAAGTGGTAATGGCAAAGATTTTCCGTGGACCAACTATGAAGATAAAGCTTGGGTTGGCAAACGACCTATGGTTTGTTTCATACCCATGGGGAAAGACTGTTGTTAAAGACAACGGAACCTGGAAGACAATCGTATCCCCGCAAGATTCATCTCTTGCCGATTATGACAAGGTTCTGCGCGGTGGGTATGACAACCCAATTACAGATGCGGAAGCAGCAGAGTTAACTGCTGCTGGTTATGGGGATTACATTGTCGAATTGTAGAAGCGGTTGCAAAACACAAGACCATGCAAACTGGGGCGAGTGTGCTCGTGCAGCCAATCTAAGTATTGGCAACGAGCAAGTTAGCAATACGTTAAAGAGTAATGAAAAAGAATTAACAGCCTATCGTGATGCTCGTAAGCTTGGTATACAACCAGCATCAACAAGGATGAAAGATATCCAGAAAGCCGTGAGGGTTTCTGAAGCTACTGGAAGGGCAGCGAAAGCGTAATGGCAACATTAAACCAGCTAGTCGAACAGACTATTGCAGAGGTTGGTTCTTATGTAAAGAACCAGGAATCTGTTACAGTCATTACATCATCTATGGATAATGATGACCTGACAGTTGCAATCGATGATGCATCATCTCTTAGTAAGGGCATTGTCGAGATTGATGAAGAGCTTATCTATGTGAAGAAGTCAATCAAGGACAGCGGTACTATCCAGATTCTTGGCGTTGCAGGTAACCCTGTAGGTCGTGGCTGGCGTGGCACAACAGCAACAAGTCACGTTGCTGGCTCAGTTGTACGTAACAACCCGCTGTTCCCAAAGACTCAGGTCAAGCGAGCCATCCTAGAAACAATCAAGGGAATGTCATTCCCTGTTATCGCTAATGAAACATTCCAGTTCAATGGGTCTGACTACTCATACATCATGCCAGATGCACTAGAAGATATCACTGGTATCTCATGGGATGTGCCAGACTCAACAGGAGTATGGCAGATAATTAAGAACTGGCGACTAGATACAAACTACTACGATGCCACATCAGGAACTACTAAGCAGGCTTTAGTTCTAAAAGAAACCCCTATGCCTGGTCGTGATGTACGAGTTCAGTACACAAAGTTCCCAACAGTTATTACTGATAATCAAGAATTAACCGTAAGCGGTCTGCCATCTTCTTGCGAAGATGTAGTTCGTCTCGGTGCTATGTATCGTCTACTGTCAACAGTAGATGCAGGAAAGGTTACCGCAGTATCTGTATCCGCAGATGCACTTGACCAACCAGTTGCAGCTGGTGCATCAACCAGTGCTGCTAAGTATATTTTCCAGCTTTACACTGTTCGCTTGGCGGAGGAAATCGCAAAGCAGCAGGCAAACTTCCTAAACACAATCCAGTATACGAGGTAACGAATGCCAACACCGTCACGTTATTACAGTTCTACAGCTGCTAAGACAACGCTTTCAAGTTCTGTAGATTCATCAAGCGCAAGCATCTTGCTTGCTGCTCCATCTGGTCTTCCATCCCAGTATCCGTTTACCCTAATTCTTGAAAAGGATTCAGCTAACGAAGAAATCGTAACGGTTACTGCTCTAGTTGGTTCTTCTTATAGTGTGACTCGCGGTGTTGACGGAAGCACAGCCAAGGCTCACTCAGTTGGAGCAACAGTAGAACACGGCGTATCTGCTCGTGACTATGCCGA